CTGCTACCACTGGGGCACTTGTATATATTCCAGTGTCAGTAGTAACTTCGGACTGGTTAAAATTATTACTAAAAGCAGTCAACCCTATAATAAACCCATTCATATAATCTGTACTCCACATTATGGTTTACTTCCTGCGTTCCATGAGATATTAGTGGTAACCCCTGTTGTATTATTAACTATTTGAGTTATAAAACCAGAGCCGTCCACTGTGAAGTCTATATCATGAGTTGTGCCGTCCTCAAACTCCACGTCCATTCCATCAGCATACATGTCTATGTCTGTTACATACTGGCCATCAATCTCTATGCCTGTATCAGTGTTTTTAATATACTGGTCGTCACCAGTTGATGTTGTGTACTTAAAATACAAGCCGTCTGTAGCTTTGTATATAAAAGCCTTTCCGTTATCCCCCACCCCTGTTCCAGCACCTAACTGTATTACTGGTGTATAAACTCCACCTATAGTCTGGAAGTTTATCTTCATCTTCTGGACCTCGGTATATACATATTGTGTGACTGGCCACGCTGTTACTTCAGTAGTTACACCATAAGGGTCAACGCCATCCGGGTCAGCTGTCCAATATAAATCATTGCTGTTTCTATCTTGAGCGTGTTCGGTAGATGAGCCATCTGTTGTAGCCTCAATAAAGTAAATAAATTGATCCACTATTTTAATGTAGTTAACATCCGCTGTACTAAGGGCAAGGTAATTTCTAACCTTATCTGAAGTGTCTAACTGGTCTACATTAAGCTCAGAGATATAGGCTTTATCTGCACTAAGTGTCTCAACAACGATAGCTGGGTCTGTAGTCAACAGAGCGGTCGCATCTAAAGTAGCTAGGGTCTCTTCTTGCTCTGGGCTAATAGGTTGCCCATTTATATTAATATTCTCTATTAGTAAGTCTAAAGTCTTAGCGTTATAGTCTCCTTGCTCAATGAGTAGGTTAAACAACTCGTTCCAACGTAGGTTAGAAATAACTTTCTTCGGACCCGCATTAATGTCTTGGTCTATATAAACTGGATTGTAGTCTTCTAAATCTGGCTGATTTTCTAAAGTTGGTGCTGCCATAGTAATCCCTCCTTAAAACGGATCCCCGTTAAGATAATACGCTGGTTGCAGTCCTAGTTCCTGCATGCTCTTAGACCCATCCCCCTCTGTGAGGGAGTCTAGAGTTTCCGCGTAGTTTAGTTCACTTTCTACATAGCCTTGTTCCGTAGCTTGATAGTCTACAGGAACTTTATTTGTGTAATCTCTTTGCATTAAAAATAAATTGTTCCTAAACTTCTCCTCAAACTTCTGTGCTACTTTTGCGCCTTCTTCATCGGTTAGATAGAAGTAATACGCTGCGCCTAAACAGACAACATTTCTAATGTACTGCTCTGGAAAGAAGTTGTAGTCTGGGTAGCGGTCAATGAAATTAGCGCTAGTGAATTCAGAGAAGGCTGGGAATAAACTATTTAATGCATGATTGATATCGTCTATTGCACTGTCTAAGTGTAGAGTTAATTCGTCGTATTGGAGGATTTCTCCTGCTAATAGCTTATTAACTCTATCTGTAATTAGAGTTAGATTCATAGGCCCTCCTTTATAATAGAAAAAGCGAGGTTGCCCTCGCTTCTCCAGTTTAGATGAGGTTCAACTCTCCTGGCGTTCTTTCTGCGTTGTTCTTTACCTCAGATAGACGTGTCTGTTTAGATAACATTGTATCAACAGCTATTCTTCTACGGTCGATTTCATCTGCGAAAGTTTTTGGAACATTTTGAGTTTTACCATCAACTTTGAAAAATATACTAATACCATTTATCATTACACGCATCACCTTACCGAAGTGGGCCGCGTACATTGGAGAGAGGTACATCGGTACCTTCTTCTCCTTTTTGTACAACGCATGTAATTCTTGTTTATGTTTTTGAGCCTTTGCCAGCTCTACATTAGCGGCTTTCATTAAATCTTGTGCCTTTTTACTGTTACCCATATTACCCTCCTATTAGACTGGATTAACTTGGGTAGGTACACAGATATAATCAACTACTGCTTCTAATCTAACTGATCCGAATCCAACAGAGTTGATTTTGAAACCGATAGATTGTCTTTGGTTGATTGGGTCAAGAACTCCTGAAGAGCCTTTCTCCTTAACGTAAACTTTAGATTGTCCTTCTCCTTCTAGGCCAGTTCTAATAAGTGCGTCTTTACCAAGAACAAGAACGTGTTGAGCTTTAAACTCATACCAGTCTTCTCCTCCCGCCTTATTAGCGTCACTCCATGCGGCTGTATCCCAGATAGTTTGTCCAGGGATATAAGAAGCATCTTCGCCTGTTCTAGAGTCTTTAACATACCCGTCAACGCCCTTAGTAACGTAGTCAGTCTCAGTCTCAGCAATAGCGTTATATTCATACCCGCCTGCTCCGTCTGATCTGTACATTCTCTTGTAAGTTACACCGCCTGAAACATATTCAGAGTGTGTAGGGCATACTAGAGTTTCATAGAACTCCATGCCAAACATTGGAACCAATGCTGAACCAGTGTCATACATAGTGTATGTGCTTTGATTAATAGACATGTACTTCTCTACTAGTGCGTCACTTACCATATCGTAGAAGAAATCTGGAGATGCAATAACTTGGTATCTACCATTCATTCTTGGTTTAACTAATGCTTTTTTAAGAGCAAGAACGATAAGTCTAAGGTCTGTTAGGCTAGGTACTGAAGCTACAGTTAAAGCTGCAAAGTTAGCTGCTCCGTTTGCGTAATGCGCTTGAGCAATGTTAAACAATGCGTCTCTAGCTAATAGGTCTAAAGTTTCCATAGCTACTAAAGAGTATTCTCTAGTGTAGTGTGCTATGATTGGATCAACCACTTTGAAGTCAACGTGATCAGAAAACTCCATGTATCTACCATATTGGAATGCATTAATTTCATAATGCTCTACTGATCCTTTATCAGACTTAGGTGGAACTCCTTCTTGAAGTGGCACGATATGCGCTTGCAATGGCGCCCATCTTCTAAGTTGCAGTTTATCCGCTTTTTGTCCAATTGGATTAGTTTCAGCGATTCTAAAGTAAACATACTCTTTAGCATCATATCTGATTGTGTCTAGTAATTGCTTTGTGTAGAATGTTTCCGGATTAATAACTCCTTCACCAGCATTTGTAGCTAGTTCTAAGTAAGTGTTAATATCCGCTGTAGAATTAAGAAACATACTTGTCACTCTCCTTTAATTGTGTATTTGGTTAACGGGTTTGGCTTTTAAACCAGTTGGTTAATTCATTAACAGATGTAATTTTCTCAGTTCCAGTGTTATTTCCGCCAGGATTTTGGTTACTGCTTGGTGTTGTTCCTTGAGTACTTGCTTTTGTTGAACGTTTCATCTCATTGGCTACTGCCTTTGCTACTTCGTTTTGAACAAGTGTGTCAAAGTGTAAGTTTTTGTACTCTTTAACTAAGTCTAACTTATTCGCAAATGGGTTAAGTCCTGCCATCTGTAGCTCAGTTGCAAAAGCTTCTAACTCTTTATCTGAAAGATTAAAGTTAGATTTAACCTGCTGAAATTGATGGAACGCCGCATTTCTATTATTAGTTTCTTCAGCAGCAGCATCCTTCTCTTCTAAGTATTGAAGTCGAGCTAACATCTCTTTCGGGACCTCAGCTTTTTTCGCTTGTGCTTCTAAAATTTTATCTTTGATTGCGTTGTTAACGGCCTCAGGATCTTTGGTGTCCTGGATACCTAATACTTCTGCGATACCTTCTACCATTTTCTGAAGGTTTTTGTTTTCAACACGCATTTTGGCGAAAGCTTGTGCGCCTCTATCATCTGTGTCCGTAGACCCAGAATCATTATTTGAGGAGGTAGCATCCCCTTCGTCATTGGGTAGTGTGTCTTCATCGTTGGCTGGAGGCGTAGTTTCCCCCTCGTTGGTATCTTGATTTTCTGAGTTGTCTGAATCGGGTTGCTTAGTTTGGTCCCCACCTAAAGCTTCTATTAACCCTTCTAAAGTTGGGGCTTCCTCAGCATTACCTGCTTCAGTGTTTGTGTTCTCGTTTAGCATCTGCCGCATGGCTCCTTTCGTATATGGTGGCGAAGCATATACAGGTTGTAAGAAAATTACACACAATTAAAGGCTGTGGCACCTTAATCTTACACATTAAGTATACCTCAGCCTTTAATTAGTGTCAATAAGTGTCCCTAAAGACTACGCCTCTGGAGTGCCGTATAATTTAGATACGTCAGTGATCAAAGGTGAAATATCTCTTAAGATACCTTCAACCATTAGCGTAAACCCGTTGTGGTCAGCTGTAGTGCCTTGAGTAACTGTGTAAGTTAACTTCTCGCCCGCCTTAACTTTGATGTTGTCTTGTAAAGTCAACACGCCAGTTTGCTTAGCTGCTGGGAACGCTGGGTCATCAGAGAAAGTTTTTGAAGCATAAACAACAGGTGTAGTTGCAGTATTTTGTACTGTAACCTTACAAGTGTTGTCTGCATCAATTCCAACAGCTGTACCAATAGCTACAACTCTAGCTCCAGTGATGATTAACTCTTTGTCAGCAGGTACTGAGTAGAACATTTCAGCTGCACCGTTAATGTCTGCCCCAGCTGCGCCAGCTGCGATGTCTCTGTTAAGAACTAATAGCCCATCTGGTTGTGGTACATGGTTTGTAACTTCCCCTTTAACAAAAGAGTTTCTTTCATTTCCTTGTACTATCATAGTATCACCCTCCTTTTATTTTATTGTATATGTTAAGCTCTCGCTAAACAACTATATTGTAAGTCCTGTCCCCCGCATCTTCTACATTTCAATTTCTTCTATTGGAAACCAATCAACCGAATATTCTTCCTGTGTATGCGTTTGGATACCCTCATCACATACAGGATATATCCATTTCCCATCTAGCCTTTGCCTAACATCTGCCCAGCGCGTAGTTTGCTCGGCATAAGCTAGAGGGTTTAAATGATTCGCTATATACATTTCATAATCAACTTGCTCTGCATTAATTGCTTCTTGCTCTGTATCAAATACATTATACATTTTTATCCCTCCTATACTTATACTGTTGGTGCTGCTGACTTATATGGATGTCCTGCTGGAAGGTTTGCCTCTAGTCCTCCTTCCAAAACGGAATCTTCTCATACCCTTCATCTGGGTTTGCTGCTATAAAAGCATCAACCTCTGCTTCGGTAGCAAACTCCATTTCCCTATGAAGTGTTATGCCGTCTTCTGTTTCTACATTTGCTACTGCTGAATATTTGAAAATGTGCATATTATCCCTCCTTCCTTATAACCACTCTGCTGGTATGTCACCATAGTTATCTAGTGAACTTGTTGAATGCCCATCAAAACAATCTGTCTTGCTCACACTTGTATCTGTGTAGGTGAAGTTCCATAAATCTGGAGCAGTACCTTGTGTTCCAGTAAACCCACTAGTTAGTTGGAAGGTATACCTAAAGTCCATACCGGTCGCGCCATAAGTGAATCTGTTAGAGTAGTCAGTCCCGAATATATCAGCTCTTAACTGCAGCTTAGGACAGTTGTAGAACAGTTTAAAGTGGTTATCTGTCCTTGTGTTATACCTAAACAGATCGGCTGGCAGAGTCTCTAAACTCGTACAGTTAGCGAACATGATACGAGCCGAGCCCAGAAGTGTGTTATACCTAAATGTGTCTGCTGGCACAGTAGTAAGAGAAGAGCAACCGTCAAATAAACTTGCCGCAATAACCAGTGATGTGTTATATCTAAACAAGTCAGTAGGTATAGATGTAAGCGAAGTACAATTCGCAAACAGGCTACTCATGCTGGTTACCGCTGTATTATATTGGAACAGACCAGATGGTATGGTATCTATTCCAGACCCGCTGAACGCAAAGTCTAAAATAGTCACTAATGTGTTATACCTAAAGGTGTCTGCTGGTACGGTCGTTAATGAACTGCACCCCTCAAAAACATAGGCGAACGAAGTTACTAAGGTGTTATACCTGAATAAGTCTGTTGGTACACTGGTAATGCCCGTACCCTTAAATGTTTGTGTCATAGAGGTAATCGCAGTACAGTATTTGAACAGGTCTGTAGGTAGGGTTGTAAGACTTGAACAGAGTCTAAACATACTTGTGCCAGAAGTGGCACTTGTGATATTGTCTAGGGCTCCAGCAGTTACGGTGTCTAAATTAGCAGCCCCGAGGAAAGCATTGGTTAAAATATCAACACTATGACTACCACTCCAATCCCCCATACTATTCAATTCTAGGTATTTATCAGCCCCTGACTGTAAAGCAACATAGAACCCAGCAAATTTGGTACCATCTATTGATATAGTGTACTCTCCAGCGGAAGCATAGTTGTGTACTACATTACCCCCATCTACTGGGCAAGTAGAGGTTGTTCCATCTCCCCAGTATATGTCTCCATCAAACCCAGATGTTTCACTTCTTAAATGTAAAGTGTTATCCCCTGCAGAGGCATTAAATGTAATAGCCGCTGCAGAAGCAGGGGGTTCTGGTGCTGGTGTCCCCCCA